GTATTATGTTTCAACCAGTCGCACAGCCTCAAGTGCTAGATGTCGCCCAACAGTCGGCTGACAAAGACCCCACCACAATGGACAATGCACAGCTTACCCAGATCATGGAAGCTGCCCCCCTGATGCGCCAGTTGCTTGAAGCTGTCGAGAAGGAAGCATTGCGCCGTATGAAGGCTGGTCAGTCTGTACCGGGCCTGAAGCTGGTTAATGGTCGTGGTTCCCGTGCTTGGTCATTAACTGAGGATGAGATCGCACAGAAGCTCATTAAGATGGGTGTCCCCAAGGGTAACGTTTACGAGACTAAACTAGTCAGTCCAGCCAAAGCTGAGAAGCTTACATGGTCTAAGACTGTCGCTGGTGAGCAGGTTGTCAAGCAGCTTTCACCACGTCAATTGAAGACAATGGAAACTGAGTATGTCACTAAGTTGGCAGGCTCATTAACTGTTGTCCCCGAATCAGATTCACGGGTTGCCGTGGTCATGAATGCTGCACCTCTGTTTGGTGCAGTAGAAGCGCCAGTAGTGGAAACACTGCCAGCATGGTTAATGTAAATCAACGAAAGTAAAAAATGTCAGATATTATCTTTTTGTCCAATGTCCGTTTGTCCTTCCCTCACATCGCAGAGCCACAGCGCCAGACGAATGAGGTCACTGGTAAAGAACGTATCAGCTACAACTGTGAACTGTTGATGCCAGCAGATCACCCCGGTTTCGCACAGTTTATGCAGCGTTATGGTGCTATGGCCTTGGCTAAGTGGGTGGAGCACACCAACACCGTGATGGGCATGATCCAAGCGGATCGCAAGTTGCGTTGCTTTGGTGTCGGTGAGGAGAAGGTTAACAAGAAAACCTTTAAGCCTTACGATGGATATGCTGGCAACGTGTACATCACCACAGGTCGTGAGTCACAGCCTCAGATCATTGAGGCCAATGGTCAAGCCATTGATCCCAGCAACACAATGGCCTACCAGAACCTGACCCGTAAGATGTATGGTGGTTGCCGTGTCAATGCTGCCGTTAAGCCTTGGCTCCAAGTAAACAAGCATGGTAACGGTGTTCGCTGTGATCTGGTGGCTCTCCAGTTTGCTGGTGACGATACGGCATTCGGTGAAGGTTCAACCGATGCGTCAGGTATGTTTGGCTCTGTAGGTGGTGCGAATCCATTTGCTCCAGCAGCACCAGCTATGCCGGGCCTGCCTTCGTTCTTGGCGTAATGTAATCGGGGGGAAAACTTTGTGTGGTGAGTACCCCCACCTAACTGGTAACAGTAATGAGTAAACAAAAACCACATGGACTCAAGGGAACAACTGAATACGCGGCATGGGTTGCTATGCGTATGAGATGTCGTAATCCTGTAGGACATGACGCATTTTATTATGCTGGTATATCAATTTGTCCTGAGTGGGATGACCCTGTAGTATTTACAAAAGACATGGGATTAAAACCTGTATCCACTTATGAAATTGACAGAATTGATAATAAGTTAGGCTACTGTAAGGAAAACTGTCGATGGGTGGATAAGACAACCCAGATGCAGAACACACGAATTGCGAAATGGTGGTACGTTGATGGTGTGAAATACCCAAGTGTTGCAGTAGCTGCTAAAAGTATAGGTGTGACCGTTTCTCGTATCAAGGCATGGTGTGACGGACGAAGTGATGGGGGTTACATATACCCACCCAAGACAAACTGCTGGTCGGAGAAAAAATATGCAGAATGATTGGGTTTACGATTGTGAGACTTACGTTAATGTATTCACCATTGCATTTGAACAATGTAATGGCCCACTAACTCTTTGCTTTGAGATCAGCCCTTGGCGAAACGATAGCAAAGAAATCATAGCCTTCGTCCAGCACCTCAAAGATACAGGTTCGCGCATGATTGGCTTTAACAGCCTTGGTTTCGATTATCCGATCCTGCATATGCTGCTGAAGATGGGTAACAGTGATGCCAATACCCTGTACCAAAAGGCTCAGGCAATCATCTTTGGACAGGATGATGATGACCGATGGATGCACTCGGTCAAGCCCAGTGATCGCTATGTCGAACAGATTGACCTGTACAAGATTCATCACTTCGACAACAAGGCACGGGCCACTGGCTTGAAGGTGCTTGAGTTCAATATGCGAAGTGACAACATTGAAGACTTACCGTTTAAGGTAGGCACTGCCCTCACTCAGGATCAGTTGCCCAAGCTGAAGCAGTACAACGCACATGACGTGTCGCAGACCAAGAAGTTCTACTTCAAGACATTGGAGATGATTCGGTTCCGTGAAGAACTGACCGTGAAGTATGGTCGTGACTTCATGAACCACAACGACACCAAGATCGGTAAAGATTACTTCATTATGAAGATGGAGGAAGCTGGTGTTTCGACTTATGAGTATGGCCCGATGGGGCGCACACCCAAGCAGAGCAAGCGTTCCAGCATTGCCCTTAGAGATGCCATCCTGCCGTGGATTGACTTCCAGCAGCCTGAGTTCACCCGTATCCTGAACTGGCTTAAGGCTCAGACCATTACCGAAACTAAAGGAATTTTCACAGATGTTACAGCTACTGTTAACGGGTTTGAGTTTGTGTTTGGGCTTGGTGGCATTCACGGTTCTATTGAATCCGAGATCATCAATTCGGATGAGGGAACTGTCATTGTGGATTTGGATGTCAGCTCTTATTATCCAAATCTTGCAATTGTTAATGGCTTTCATCCGGCTCACTTAGGTGAAACCTTCTGCTTGATATACAAAGACTTGTACGAGCAGCGCAAGAGCTACCCCAAGGGCAGCGCAGAGAACGCCATGCTGAAGTTGGCGCTCAATGGTACATACGGTGACAGCAACAACAAGTTCAGCGTGTTCTACGATCCCCTGTTCACCATGAGCATTACTCTTAATGGTCAGTTGCTTCTATGCCTACTGGCTGAAGGACTAATGCACATCGAAGGCTTGAAGCTGATACAGGTGAACACCGATGGTCTGACTGTCAGAGTTCCAAGGGCTAACAAGTGGTTAATTGATATTGCCCGAGTAGCTTGGCAAGATCGTACTGGGTTGCAGCTTGAGGAAGCCATCTACAAGACCATGATGATTCGAGATGTAAACAACTATGTGGCTGTATACGAGGATGGGCGTATAAAACGCAAAGGTGCGTATGAGCATGATCTGGACTGGCATCAGAATGCTGGCGGCATGGTCATTGCCAAGGTTGCTGAGAAGGTGCTGATCGACGGTGCGCCCATTCGTGAGACTGTGGAGCAGTGGCCTGAGATCATGGACTTCATGCTTCGTGCCAAGGTTCCACGATCCAGCCACTTGGCATGGGGTGAAACGAAGGTGCAGAACATTTGCCGTTACTACATTGCCAAGGAGGGTAAACCTCTGATGAAGTGGATGCCACCACTTGCCAAGAACCCACTCAAGTGGCGACCTATCGGCATTGAGTCTGGGTGGAATGTCCAAGTATGCAACGACATTAAAGATGCTGTGCTGCCAGTCAACTTCGACTATTACATCCAAGAGATCGAAAAACTAACACTGGGTTTAGCATGAGTGATCCACTTGAAAAAGACATAGAGGCCAAGGTCTGCCTGTATGCACGCGATAAGGGAATGTTGACCTACAAGTTCACCAGTCCTGCCCGTGCTGCTGTACCTGATCGACTGTTCATTGCACCCGATGGGCGTGTGTTTTTCTGCGAGTTCAAACGAGCCAACAAGAAGCCCACACCAGCACAGGAGCGTGAGCATGGGAAATTGCGCCAGCAGAACGTGCTTGTGTTTGTCGTGGACAACGTGGCTGATGGTAAGTTAATGATTGATGTAATGGGATGGTCGAAATGAAACTACTGACTCCAAACTTACTGCACGAGTACCAGCAAAAAGCTGTCAACTTCCAGTGCTCACACCCCAACTCGATGCTGTGGTTGGACATGGGGCTTGGGAAGACCGTCATTACCCTGACCACCATTGCCCACCTCATCAGAACTCAGTTCCTTGGTGCAATCATCATCGTGGCCCCTATCAGGGTTATCCGTTTGGTGTGGCGGCAAGAGGCTGCGAAGTGGGAGCACACCAAGCACCTCAGATTCAGCATGATTACAGGCACTAAGGATCAGCGTACCCGTGCTCTCCTTCGTCCCGCTGATGTTTATCTGGTGAACTACGAAAACCTTAAATGGTTATCGGAGACGATCCAGACCTACTTCATCAAGAAGGACAGACCCATGCCGTTCAATGGCATCGTGTGGGATGAGATCAGCAAGATGAAGAACTCAGCCACTGATCGAGTGAAGGCCACCAAGAAGATTCTGGATCACTTCATCTGGTCAACCGGGTTGACTGGTACACCAGCGTCCAATGGTTACAAAGACCTACATGGGCAGTTCTTGGTGGTAGACAAGGGCGAGCGTCTGGGTGTGTCCAAGACTGCATTTCGCACTAGGTTCTACCGCAAGATTGGCCCATATAAAGAGATCGCCTATGACGACACAGAGGACACAATCAAGAAGCTGATTGGTGACATCACGCTGGAGATGTCAGCAGAGGATTACAACCCGCTGCCTGATCTGATTGTGAACAACGTCGAGATTGAAATGCCTCTAGGTCTGCGTGCGCGGTATGACCTGATGGAGAAAGAGTTTTTCCTGCGCTTGGATAGTGGTGCTGAAGTCGAGGTGTTCAACCAAGCCTCACTGACCAACAAGTGTCTCCAGTTCAGCAACGGCGCTATGTACCCTGTGGCTGGTATGCCTATGTGGGAACCGATCCATGACCTCAAGCTAGAGGCACTGGAGGAAATCATTGATGAGGCCAACGGTAGCCCTGTGCTGTGTTCGTATGCCTATCGGTCTGACGCTGAACGGATCATGACGAAGTTCAAACACCTGCGTCCCATCAACCTGACCGAGTGTAAATCTGAAGCAAGTTTGGTCAACGCCATGCACCGATGGAAGACCAATGACTGCTTGTTGATGATTGGACACCCCGCTTCAATGGGTCACGGAATTGATGGGTTGCAGTCCAATGGACACATCGTAGTTTGGTATGGTCTGAACTGGAGTCTTGACCTGTATGAACAGATGAACGCACGAGTACGGCGACAAGGGCAGGGTGTGCCAGTGATCTGCCACAGGATCATGATGCAAGACACACTCGATCAGGCACAGGGGATTGCACTCGATGCTAAAGCAGAAAGCCAAAGTAGTTTAAGAAATGCAATAAAAGAATACAGACAGTCAAGAAAACTGTGATACACTGTTGTACACCGTAACCAAAAGGAAAATGTAATGTTTAATAAATTGATGGAGATGTTCCGCACACCCAGTGCCGAAGTGCTGGCTCTGCGTGAGCTAGAACAAGCCGAACGCAGCCTGTTAGAGGCCCAGACAAGCCAAGAATACGCCAAGCGTATGGCTGAGTATCACAATGATCGCATCAAGCGTCTCACAGCATATCTTCATATCGGGGGAGCAAAATGACTAAGCCTATCGACAAAACAATTCGCACTGTTGCTGAACGCACTCGCACTGTGTTGCGTGAGAATCGTCAGAGCCTGAGCCATGTGCTGCCACCCTTGTCCGACAAGAACCCCAAGCGATATGTAAGCGGTGGCGCTGTCCTGATGCCTAAGTTGCCGGGTCAAGCGTTACCCAACAAGTCGAACATCTGGGATCGCACGACATACCGCACTGGTGACGGTGAGGTGTTTCAACAAATGCGTCCGGGTGCGCAGGATGCCTTCACATTACCCAGTCGGGGATTTCGGACATGATTGAAACAAAATGGATCGGTGGCAAATATCCGGGCATTAGAACCCCACCCACACCTGTAGTAAAAGTTGTGAAAAAACGTGTTCAAACGTACTTTCAACCACGACCTTCAAAGAACGCAATCTTGGCGGTGGTGCGTTCTCAAGGCCCGATTAGCATTGCCAACATTGCACTGTCGCTTGGTAAAAGAAAGAATTTGGTGAATATGCACTTGCTTGATATGCAACGTGAAGGGCTGGTCGTCAAGGAGTATCGCAAGAACAAAAACAATGGTCACAACCAGATGTTTTATTCGGGGGTGCAGTGATGTGGCCCTTCCCGTTAACGCTGCCAGTAAAGCAGCCGAATGCACCACTGCCTAAGTTCAACCCTAATAACTTTGAGGATGCACCGTTATGACAACAAAAACTGAAGCACTAACGATGGCGCTACATGATATTGAATGGTATCAAATCAAGAGACAAGATTTTGACAGCTTTGAAATTACCCTAATCAGTATTAAAGAAGCCCTAGCGCAACTAGCAGAGCAAGAGCCAGTAGCTTGGTTCAACCGCCCAGAAGTACTGGCAATCAATGAAACTGAAGACTGGAATGATGATTCACAACGTATTGTTGATAAGGCAAAACAAGATGAGATTGCTGAACTGAGACTGTTAATTGCAGCTGCCCAACCCGCAGCGCAACCAGCAGAGCAGGAGCCTGTGGAAGTTCCAGAAGGTTGGAAGTCGGTTCCTATTCAGCCAACTCTAGCAATGATTAATGCACTAGCGGATACAGACCCTGAGCATGAGTCAGTATGGGAGGCTGTTCTCGCAGCAGCACCACAGCGCGAGTGGACATCTGAAGACATGGCGTATCGTCCCGGTGGACTAACGCAACCAGAGCAGGAGACAGATTGGGAAGGAATAGCAGCAGATCAAGCACTGACGATTGCCCTACTGAAGTCTGAGCAGGAGCCTGTAGCAACAAAGACAGAAAAGGGCATCACACTGCACGTTGGTTGGGATGATTTGCCAGCAGATACGAAGCTCTACACATCACCACCAAAGCGCGAGTGGGTTGGGCTGACGGACGATGAGATAAAACAAGCCTTGGGTATCAGTAAGTATGCCTTGTCAGCAATCGTAGATGCCCGTGCCGTCGAAGTCAGATTAAAGGAGAAGAACACATGAAGATGAAACTTGAAATCCAAGATCGCAAAAGCGACACAGGCAAGAAACTAATAGCGCCGTACATCAATGACTGGTGCGTGTGGGATATACCTGCCAAAGAGTGGACGCCTGCGGTGCAAGCTGCTGTTGCTCATGCTTACCAAATCGGTGTACAGCACGCAATAACCGAGATGTATATACGGTTGGAAGCGCCACCATGTAATTCAAATGATATTTGGGAGAAGCGAGTATGACTGAACACAAGATCACCGCTGATGGTGCCGCTGCTGTGGCCCCTGCGTGTCACTGGATTCCCGTTGACGACAAGACACCAAGAGGCGCGAGTATGTGGCTGATAAACAAACGCGCTGGTGTGGCTCAGAAGGGGCACTACGACCCGAACGATAAGTTTTTCACGCACTGGTTCCCGTTACCAACTTTTAAAAAATGAAGATGAAAACTTACACCATGTTGGACTCGATGCTTGCCAGTCCCACGGAGCCGATGAACGAGAAGCAAAGGCGGCACCAGTTGACCCGGATGTGGCAGGGTCTGGCGGCACTTGAGTCGGACCCCAATCCCACGCGAGATGACTGGGCGGTATGCTCTGATGCGGTGAACCTGATGGAAACCCTGATTGAAGGTGGACGGGTGGACGATAGCAGCAACTTATTGTTTGATGCCATTCGCGCATTGGCAGAGGCTGGTCAGCGTAGCTTTGCGGGTAAACCAATCCGGCTGGACGGTGCGGGCATTCAGGCAGTCAGGGCAATACTGGAGGACTACTCAATGGTGTTGGAGTCACTGCCTGCCAGAACCATGATCCACTGCCACCGCCTGACTGAGCAAAGGTTGCAAGGCATTTTGCGGGGGCATAAGAAGCCACACGATATTGAATTAACCAAGGAAACTAAATGAGTGCAAATGAGATACAAGTTGGTGGGGATCACTACAAAAGTAAGAAAGTCCAACCGTGGGATGCAATGGAATGCTGGATGAGTCCAGAACAGTTCGAGGGGTTTCTACGGGGGAATGTGATTAAGTACATTGCCCGGTACAAGGACAAGGATGGTCTAAAAGATGTGCAGAAGGCACGGCACTATCTTGAGAAGCTGATTGAGTGCCTTGAAACTCGATCAGGTCTTCGCAACGAGTAGTTCAGTCTTCATAGCCGATCCGTTTGTTGTGCCGTACCAGTAAGATAGTACGAGCATGGCAACGGCATCCATCAACCCCAGTACACGCCCAACGACTAATGGGTCTGTACCCTCGGGATAACCCTTAAACAGCACCATACACTCTGTGCCAAGGGTAATTGATAGCAGTAGCAGGCTTAACCAGAACAGAGGCTTCTGAGTACCACCAGACACGTTTGCGGTGCGTGCTGAGTCACGATCTTTGAAGCTGAGTTCAGCGTACTTGAAGCCACGTTCTTTCTCGTTGTTCTGGTACTCTAGTTCGAGTTCTTTTAGCTTACCT